GGAAAGATTGTGCTACATTTATGCGATATGTACGAGCAGATATTAATACTGCTTCTTCTGACTCTGCGTCTAAAATACCGAAGGCAATTCGTGATGCCTGTTTTGCGAAATTTAAGGATATTCCAGGTTTTGATATACCGGATATCTGCGGTCAAGTTGAACATACACGGATTTATGTTCCCATTTCGTTACGAGATCAGACTGTACCACTCATGGTCAAGTAAAGCCGGACATCTTCATTTAGCCTGAGCCGGGGGATTTCCTTGAGTCTGAACCATCCGATGCCGGATTGTTCAACACGGTTTAGTGTAGGTGTTTCATCAGTGCGTAGGATAGCTATCCAATACGGTCTATCGCGTAAAAGAATCGGACCCTCTGTAATTTTGTAATGGATAACCTCTAGGTAGCCCGCCTCCTCCTTGAGTTCTCTGGTTGCTGTTTCAAGCGGATCAATATCCCATGTTTCTGCGTGACCCTTTGTAAACCCCCATTTTCCTGTGAAGCGGCTCTGAACTAAAAGAATTCTGGACCGGGTAGCATCAAACAGAATAATTCCAGCGCGTTCTTCTGATGCCATCCTAAATTGCCGGGGAGTAAATTATTTTCTACACCCAGAATATAAATGTCAGTCTTGCGTACAAGTGCTAATACCGAGCGTGGAACCCAGTTCTATGTCAACACTGCGACTGTTTTGAGCAGCACGAGTGCCAACTCTAGCGACTTCTACAACGCTGCTGGCAGCCCCATCACGATTGATGCTGGCGATGGCCTCACTATTGGTCTCGTTGTTCTCCGCGACATGGGCAAGACGGTGCGTCTCCCTGTAGCCACGGGCGGTGGAAGCTACGGCATCCGCACGCTCCGCAAGGTTCAGCGCGTGACGCAGGCGGCCCTCACCACCACGAACGATGGTGTAATTGCCACGGCGGGTGCCTCACCGCAGTACGGCATCGTCTACATTGAGCTCGGCGTGAACAGCGAAACCAGCGTTGTTCGCAACCTCAAGTGGGCCCGCGTTACGATCCCCAACTAAATAGTTTAGTCGGTTTTTTAATATTCATTCCCTGAATTTATAATTCAAGAAATGAACGCTTCTAAGTAGAATGGCCACTAGCACAAAACCTTTTCCTATTAATGCTAAAAGAGTGCGTAAATCCCCCTTTAAAAACATTGCGAAAACGCTGAAAGCCAAGAGGAATTTTCAAAAGGGTAAACCAATCGGTTTTACGAAGCGTTCTTCCCTGAAAAGCATGGGACTAATTCCTCGGTCTTCTGGTCTATATGAACTGGGGTCAAAATACGCGGTTTAGACCCGAACGCTTTCCTACAAATCAGAAAAAACCAATACATATTTAACAAAAAAAGACTATAAAGTGATACCATTGTAATAGGATTTGAGAATGACTTTCTTGAAATAAAAACCCAGTAATAATCCCAAATACGATATTTTGTAAATGTGACTGCAAAAAGAATTTTATTAGAATTACCAATAGCTGTAGGAACTGAAATATGTTTATCCCTTATTAAATTATTAAGGGCTAAAAATACAGTACTTATTTCTACATTTATTACTGTCCTAGCTTCTAGCAGGTAGTCTGCTGGTGGTACAGTGATAATTGATGATATAAAACAAATTACAATACAATGGTGAAGCAGAATATCAAATTCTTCCGAATAGAACAGATCAGCCACTACATACGTCATAATTATTGTATACACAAGTTCATATTGCTCGTAGCAAGAAAGACCAAGTGCGGATGTACACACAATAAGTGAAGCAATATTTTTGAAAAATTTATATTCCATAACTCTAGTTTGTATTTAAGTGATTACTTTAGGTTTATAGAATAAGAATGTTGCCGGAGCCACTGCCACAAATATGTAAGGAAGTTGAGATAAACATACAGAAATGTATATTTGAACATAATGATGAAATCTGCCACACTATCTTTAAAAATATTCATGCGGGGTTGTATTATGCGTGTGTGTATAAAAGAGAAGGAAATATCCTTAAAGTAAAGTAGGGAATGGGGGATAGAATACGACTCTGGCGTATGTATGTAGATACAAAACAACTAGAAGCAGATGCAAAATTAAAGCAAAAGGAAGAGATTAAATGGCGAAAACAACAAGAATACGCAGCTAAATTAACAGAGCAGAGGAGTAAACGTTCTAGCAAAGAAATATATGATGTTCTTGATGAAATACAGGATAGATTTACTAGAGGAGAAAATATTACTACACAAATCCGCGAAACTCTATTATCAAATGGAGCTCTTCCTGTTAGCCCCATCACTCTTTTACAAAATACAGAACCTCCAACAGTATGTTATATGAATTCAGTTTTACAGTGTATTGCGCATCTACCTGGATTTGTTGGTTGTGAAAATTGGCCTTTAAAAGTAATTAACCAGGCAAATCCTGTAGATGTTAAAGAAGGAGAAACCATTGATGCGTTTTTTGAACTAATTGAAGCAATGCGTTTACCTCTTCCAGTAGCACAAAGTGGCTTTTTGCTTAAACAAGCCAATTTTTATACGCGCATGTATGAAGTCACTAGAGGAAATGTTTTAGGAGACATATTCTTTCCACTCAATCAAAGTGACGCAGATTCTTTTCGTATTACTCTTTTTAATATAATAACAAAACAAGTTACTGCTCCTATTAAAAGTGTGCGGACACTTGATACACCCGGTGGCCATTCTATGCTAGCACCACTTTATGGATATTGTAGAATCAATAACGAACTTCAAGAAGTAAGAACTGTTGATACAATATTTGAGGTTGCTGCACCACCTATTTCACGCAATGAACAAATATCTCCGGGTGGATTTAATCAATGGATAAATGACCCAGCAGAATCCAAAAAATTTCGTGTAATTCCAGATACATTAATATTAAAAGTAGAATTATTTGGATTTGGTGGCAATCGTCAAGATACAATTCCTATTGTGCCTATGTTTGATATTGCTGATTTTCATGCCGCAGGATGGCAGCCAAAAAATGCGGGTTCTACACGCTATAGATTATATGGAATTGTATGTCATCATGGAGAAACAATTGATGCCGGTCATTATACATCGCTTTGTTTACGTAATGGAGAATGGTGGCATATTGACGATTTTCCTCCATCAGCGACACAGGTTGACTTACCCGCAAATCTGCCTTCTGCGGATAATAGAGATTTACAATATGCTAAGCCCTATATTTTCTTTTATGTTCGTGATGGAACAGGGCCATATGAAATTAATGATGATGATAGTTTCGTAATGCGCCCTGTTGTTCCTGCTGCTCCTGTTGCGGATGCAGGTCTTTCTCCGGAAGAGTTGGCAGCATATCCACGTTTTGCGGCCGCTGCGGCTCGTTTAGCAGCGTTAAAAGCACTCCCAAAAAAAAAAAATAGGGTTACACGAAAGAAACAACGCTCTAAGCATTAATCGGCCAGTTCGCAATCATACTATCAAACTGATCCAAGAGTACATCATACACCATATCAATATTACTCGTCTTATACATTACAGCCGGAACTGCGGGAAAGTTAAACTGAATGTGACTGAAGGGCTCATCGTCATTTGATAGAAGCGTTAGTGTATTCTTAAGATACTTGAACATATCATTCGCTGTTAGCGATACCACCTGCTTAACACCCTCCGGCTTGTTGGTGTAAGTGACATTAAAATACTGACCATCGCGGGAAATGATGAGACGGTCATCATTGCTAGGAGTATCCTCAATACTCTTGAGATTACGGATCATTACCATTGAGAACTTTGCGGGGGAAGAAGACATCTGAACAGGAATATGTTTATCTAATACACAAATTCCAGCGTCAAATTTTTGCCCTCCAGCAATAAAAAAGCGGCCTAAATAAGGGAAGTATGGATACTAAATTATATGTATTCTTATTTGCTGTTACACTCGTTCAAATCTGGTGGATAGCAGTATGGGGAATTACAGACATTATAATACGGATTCTAGCAGGAAAACATCGCCATGTTGAATTTCTTATATATGTGTTTTTTATTGTTCTTGTTGTTACCTTTTTACAGGCTAATCCTCAATATATGATTCATCTCTAAATAATTGGCTGATAAAACTTCATATATTCGGGAAAATTAGCCATATGAATATTATCTTGAAGACCTGGCATAAGAATACCCGCACATGGTTTATGGAATGCTAAACCAAAATGAATTGGAGCTGATAAATTACTTATCAATAGTGCACAACTATTTATTATAATTATAAGAGATTCTAGTGTAGGACATATATGTAAGGGCAAATTTGTTCCAGATAATTCGCTGAAAAAAGCATACTCTTCAATATTCATAGCAACAAATAGGATTTTATCTGCGGGAAACTGTTTGAATAATTCTTTATAATTAATTTGTTTATTTTCTCGGCGCGCTGAATAACAGATTACAATTTTATCTTGAAAATCGGGGTCTGTTTTATATGTTAACCACTTATGTTTTCCCCATGGGATATTGTAAGTTGATTGAAAAATTTCTGCCCATGATTTCTGATAAAGAAGAGGTGATTCTCTCCATTTAGTAAGATCAATATCATATACTTGTCCTGTGTGAATTTTATATTCAAATATGTATTCCTGTGCTTTTATAATATCTTTTGTATCCTTGTGTAATTGTTCAAGGCCAAACCGAAACGCGTCGCCGCGATTTGATACATAAAGAAATCCTTTTCGTCCAGTGGATTTATAAACTTCTTGAATGACGGACAATTGATTAATAAAATCTCCAAGAAGACCACCTGCTAGATATGTAATTGGCCCGCACACCATTTGTTGACTGTCCATTCTAGACTGTAAAGTATTAATTTTCTTAAGAGTAAACGAACTCTGCTTAAAAAAATTAATAATTAAAATAAATAATGGGCGATTTTGCTGAAAATCATGAACTTTTTACCTTTTTAATTCTAGCAGGAGCAAATCCAGATTTTAAAGTATTCTTGGAAGTGGGAACTGGTTCAGGTATGGGAACAACTCGTGCTCTTATAAATGGTATACTACAACGAACCGAGCAGAATGCGCGGCTTTATTCATTTGATACAAATGAGCCGGCTATTCACAAGGCGCGGTATCAATATATTAACAATCGTAAATGGTTAAGTACTTCATTTGCTCAATTTATTTGGGGACGGCTTAATAAAACGGAGTTTCTTCTTCGTGAAGACTTATCCGAGTTTCCAAATCCGGCTGCGATTAGGCCGATTTATGATTTGATGTACGATCGTGAACATCATTTGTGGTTAAAATCACCTTTTGTATCTTTGAATGAAAAATACGATGTAATTGTGCTAGATGGTGGCGACTTTTCTAGTATAGGTGATTTCTCAAACCTTAAGGAAATGAATCCAAAAATGTGGGTTTTAGTGGACGTGAATCTCTGTAAAAATAGAGGGGCTTTTGCTGAACTCTCGGCTTCTAGCAAATATGATTTAGTGCGGAAGTTTGATGATGGGCGGGGGTCGGCTGTATTCAAGCGAAAAGATATAAATTTGTTGGAAACAATTCAAGTTGATTATACTAAATTTCTGCAGTGCCCTGCGGATTTTTGGCTGCTTTAGCTATCTTAGGTCGGCTTTGCCTTAGAAGCAGCTTCAAGACGGTCAAGCGCTGCTAGACGCGCAGCGCGGCGTTCGGCGGGAGTTTGAGGATTATAACCGCCTACGGTCTTTTCTGCTTCTGCCTTTTCCTTTGCTTCTTGCTTGGCTGTATGGAGAGCTTCCTCTAGAATAGACTCCTCTAGTGCTTTACGAATCTGCTCATTTTCATCCTCGGCTTCTGCTTCTGCTTCTTCCACTAGCAGACGTAGAATCTCAGATTCCACACGTGGATACACTGCTCCTTTGATATCTTCCATATCATATCCCGTAATAAAGGAAAGGGCGGCATCAGTGTCTTCTGCTGGAGGGGCTTCGCCTGTATCTAGAGCATTCTGTAGACTCTGCTGGATACGTTGGATCTCTGTTACATTGGATGGACTGGATTGATTCTTCTCATGACTGATGATATCATCAAGACCAGTAATAAGATGAAGTGTCTGTCGCGCTGCTGGCTTAAGATAGGGAAGTTGTTCTAGAACTTGGTTAAATAGTTCGTCGCCTGCTGTCTGCTGGCTTTCCTCCTTGGCTTCTTCAAGACCAAATCCTTCAAGACTGGCCTTTAGTGCTTCTTCTAGCATACGATTGTTCTGATTATCAATGTGCTGGATTACAGGTGGATGGAACACATTGGCATTTACTACTGGAAGAGGGAGGCCGCTCGGAAGCTCTTCATCCGGGTGCTCAAATTCATAACGATTACGACGACGGGGAGGCATTTTTCTTGGGTTGTTTTCTAGTGTAGCCAGTGCCTCAATTTTTCGTTTTCAAAAAATCACCGTAGATCTTCATCGCATTCCGCATTCCGGGAGTTTGATACTTATGGTACTTTGCCCGGAAGTACATTGTTCTAGCAGTTTGCCTCTGTTGTTTGCGTGTTTCTTTACGGAGGCGCTGGAGCGTATTCCGTGCTTTTTTCGCAGTCCCATAACCGGCTTTAACTTTGGGTTTCTGTGCTGGATTGTTAAAGATACCCATGCCTTACTTTATTATATCTAAATTAATTATCTATGTAGAGCGATGCATTCTCGCGCACACATATTTCTAAAAAAACTGATATTACAATATTAGTTATACATTTACTCCTCCCACTTTTTAAAACATTTCTAAATATTTGATATTTATTGATGTTTCCTTCTACTTCTTATTTATAATAACTGCTGCTAGGTCGTGTGTAGATTTCCTTCTTTCCTTGCCTTCTATAGATTTGCGTCTTTCCTTTTCTTCCCTCTCAATAACTGATTTGCGTCTTTCTTTTGGTTCTACAATAGATACTTGTCTAATAATCAAATTCTCGGGGATGGGTCTCCGTCTGAAGATGAAACCGCAGCAACAGCAGAGAATTACAAATCCGAAGACAGCGGAAAGTCCGATTGCGGCACCTACACCTTGGCTCATTGGCTCAGTGGTTTTGATATAGATTACTGTAATATTTGTTGAGGGGATAGCAGTAAAAGTTCCAGTGCTAGTGGCTGTCGCTGTGGCCGAGCTTGAGGCTGTTTGTGTAGAAAGCGACGTCAAAGAAGCTGCTACACTGGGTGTTGCTTGGGTGCTAGCAGATGGAGATGAAGAAGTTGTTACAGAAGCTGAACTGGATGAAGATGCTGTAGCGGTAGCAGTTGCTGTTGCTGATGTGGATGCTGTAGCTGATGTGGATGCTGTAGCAGTAGCAGTTGCTGTTGCTGATGTGGTAGCTGTTGCTGTTGCTGATGTGGTAGCTGTTGCTGATGTGGTTGCTGTTTCTGTTGGTACCGCTGCTCCAACAACAATCAGAGGACAGCAGAACTGGTCTGTTGTTGAGTAAAGCCCTGTCGCAAAGATACATCCATACGACGCGCCGCGTAAATTACAAGAGGGGCCATTGATAATTTCCCAGCTTGATGCCGCAGATGAGCAGAATTGTTGTGCGTTTGCTTGGATAAAACTACAGTCAGGGTTGCCTTGATTCGCAGGGCAGCCAGATGCGGTGTGCGTTAATTGTGCGAAACTGGAGCAGCCATATTCCGCTGTTGCGGTTGAAAGAGCAGCCAGCAGGATGGCAATTTTTCCAAGCATTTCTACTTATTACATTTTTAAATGTTCGCAGGCCTCGTAATTATTTTGCGTGATTTCCAAGCAATGTGTATACTGAGTTTTCTTATCTTCAGCTTTTGATTGATTGTTGTTAAAAAGCCGGCCAATGAACGCATGCGCAAGGCCACTGCCGCTGCCAAAGGCCATTCCTTCTATGACAGATGATGCTAGTGTGGGTTTTTGAGGCTGGGGCTGGACTGCCGGAGGAGTCTGCTTGGGCACAATAAGATCCTTCATTGGTTTCGTATTTCTAGGCATTCCTAAATATCTAATATTTACGAATGTTTTATATGAATTTTATTACCACAAAACCCAAACTAAAACTCGGAGGTTTCTAGTTCGAGTACGCAAGGCCGCCCATGCCGGACATCACGCGGAGAACGTTGTAGTTCACGGCGTAGACGCGGACCTTGGCTGAGTAGACACTGGAGACAGTGTTGTTGGTCAGCGTAAGGTGGAGCGTGGCATTGTCAATGCGGGAGAAGTTGCAGCTGCCTGAGGGCTGGTGGTCCTCCGGCTTGAGGGCGAAGGAGTAGACGTTGATGCCAACAGCCGGCACGTTGGTGTGGTGCTGGTACGGCTGGACCAAGTTGAAGTACTTGCCCTCGCGCTCGGAGAACCGGTCGTGGCCGTTGAGCTGGATCTTGGCAACAGCGACAGGGTTGTAGCCGGCGAGGCCCTCAACGCGGGTGAGGGAGTAGCCGGAGTCAAGGACTGACCGGTCCCACCAGTCGGAGTAGTTGAACGGCTGCATGCCCTTCCACGGGTTGATGGTGGCATCGTCGCAGGCGACGAAGGAGTCGCGCTGGACAACCCACACAAGCTCCTTCGTGGGGTGGTTGAAGTTGAGCTTGATCTTGTTGTTGGAGCTCGTCACGGACTCATCGCCCGTGAACTGGAGCTGCTCAATGAGGTACTCGTGGGAGACCTGGGCGAAGCGGCGACGCTCGTCCGTGTCGAGGTAGATGTAGTCAACATAGAGGGAGGCTGAGACAAGGCCAGATGATGAAACGCGGTCGCGGATGGCGTGGGAGGCCGCCGTGCCGGAAACCTGGTCCCAGCAGAGGTACTTGATCTCGTTGAACTCGAGGTTGATCTTGACCTCGTGGTACTGGAGAGCGATCAACGGGAGCGCAAGGCCCGGGTTGCGGCAGAACCAGAACTGGAGCGGGATGTAGAGCGTGTACTCCGGGGAGCAGTTCGCGACCTCCGCGAGGGAGTTAGGCTCACCACCGGCGCACGCATCGTCGCATGACTCACCGCCCTGGACGAGCAAGTTCACGAGTTCCGGAACGTTGCCTACCATCTCAGCATAGCCGGCCTGCTTGCCCGCCTCCTGGGTGAGTTCATTCCAGATCTGGAGCCAGTCACCGTAGTGCTTGTCAATGCGCTGGCCGCCGATCTCAAGCTCAACTGAGTTGACGAGGTTGTGGCCGACGTAGTTGAGCCAGCGGAACTGGGCGCCTGAGCCGTCCGTGGACGCAAGCTGAACCTTCGGGAGCGTAGCCTGGAGGTAGATGCGGTGGATCAAGTCGCCGTTGCGGCTGATCGTGCACGTGACACGCTTGCCGAAGTTGGCCGTGCCGTTGAACGTCTGCTCAATGGACTCCATCGCGAAGTTGGTGTGGCGACGGTACACCACCTTGAAGAACGTGATCTGAGGGTTTCCCGTCAGGTAGATATCCTGCGCGCCATAGGCTACAAGCTGCATTAAACCACCACCTCCCATTTGTTATATTTATCGCAAAGAAAATAATTTGGCAGAATCGGGGAATTTTGAGAATTTTGGGGAATTATCTGGAGAACACCGGGGTAGTTGGCGGAGCCAAAAACCGAGGGTGGCTGAATCCTTCGGCTTCACCGGGGGAACTCTTCCTGTGAAATCCCGCGGTGCTTAAAATCCGAAGATGACATAAGGAACAATGAAAGATAGGATATAGTTAATGTCTGAAAATAAACCTTTACACATGGTTCTTCATACCATGGACGCTCCCACTCAAGAAGTGACTGATATGCCGACTACCTTAGAGGCATTCCACTCCGAGAAGATGCGTACTATGAATGATAAACGGGCACAAATTACTGGCTTAGAAAAGAAGATTACCGAAAAGGAGGCTCAAATAGATGCCTTCACCGGGGCTCTTCATGCTGATGAATACAAAGTGCTCGTTGAAGATTTACAAGATTTAGAACAACAGGTGGTTCGCCTCCAGAAAGATGACGAACGACTTGATTATTTTTTACAAGTTGGAAACATTCTATTTAATTATTACGATTCACAGGAAAAAATCGCTTCAGGGCACCATGTTTCTAGCAAGAAACCTGCTAGTAAGTTGCGAACTCCTCAAAATAGCGTTTTGAATTATTTCAGTGCTGGTTCTGCCGATGACGCCGAGCCCACACTTTCACAGGCTTCATGCCTTTCAGGACCTTCGTGTCCAGTGGTGACAGAGAAAGAGCCTAAGAAGGTTATTAAAGCCCGGGACATTGAAGATTCTAATGGACTTCAGCGTGACAAAGCACTAGAGCGTTATTTGAGTATTATTGAGCCGACTGCGATTCGTGGTGGAATCCTACCAGGCTCTGGCATAGAACCCGATTTTGGCGCGTGTCCTCATTGCGAAACGGAGATGGTCTTTTATCACAATGAGGCAACTCTGGGGTGCCCGGGGTGTGGCTACCAGGACTTTATTCTGGTTGATTCCGAGAAGCCGTCCTATAAGGACCCGCCGCGTGAAATCTCGTACTTTGCCTATAAGAAAATCAACCATTTTAATGAATGGCTCGCTCAGTTCCAAGCAAAGGAAAGCACTGAGATTCCAGCAGATGTATATGAGAATATATTGGCGGAAATTAAGAAGGAGCGTATTACTGATCCGCGTACACTCAAACCTCAGAAACTTCGGGAGGTCCTAAAGAAACTCCATTTGAACAAATTCTACGAGCATATCCCACATATCTTACACCGGATGAATGCGTTCTGTGCGCCCACCATGTCACGGGAAATGGAGGATAAGCTACGGTACATGTTCAAGGAGATTCAGCCGTCGTTCATTCGGCATTGTCCTCGGGGTCGCTCCAATTTCTTGTCATATTCATATGTCTTATACAAGTTTTGTCAACTGCTAGAACTGGACGATTTCTTACCGTGTTTTCCCCTGCTCAAAAGTCATGAAAAACTCTATATGCAAGATAACATCTGGCAGAAGATTTGCGTTGACTTAGGCTGGGAGTTTATCCGAACAATTTAACTGCTGGAAGTAGATGGATGCTTTCAAATATGGTATTGGGGAACCGGGTCATTCAATAGCAAGTGAATTTACTCCGGAGTCGCGGCCTATGTTTAGGAATGCTATGACAAGAGTACCTCCCCAGCAAAAATCTGCTTTTTTAAAGGAATATTTTTCATACCAGAATACGGAAAAAGCTGAGGCATTTGCTAAAATTTTTGTGAATGCTTTACCAAAGGTAGTTTATGCGCCGCGGCCGGTGCGTTATTTAACACTAAAACAAAAATCCAGTTTGAATTCTATTCCTGAAAATAAGCAATTACGAAAGAGAACACGCAAACAAAGGACTCGTAAAAATAGGAGATAAATGGATCCAATCCATATTTTAACTTTAAGTTTTACTCTTGGTTATATTTTTCAATGTATATTTTCTTGTCATTTATATCATAATATGAATCCTGTATATGAAAGACTTGAAACATTAGAGCAGGTTACTTGGTCTCAGCAGAATCCTGTTCAAAATCCAGTATATACGAGAACAAGAGATACCAATCGCGCAGAAGATCCTACATAACAGCCTGCTTAAATAAATGTCCGATTCATTAGATTAATGATGCGGACAATTGTGGCAATTGATCCCGGTATTAAGAATTTGGGAATCTGTGTTGCGGAAGTGGTGGCTGACCTCAGTGGAAACCAGCAGATATCCAATATTTTACTCTGGGAGAATTTCAATTTAGTTTCAGATTCTTCGGCTCAACTATCTACGCGCTGCTCGGTTCAATCCTGTAAAGGACCGGCTTCGTGGTCCTACAAGGGTACCTCTTCTGAGGCAGCCTTGCTATGTAAGAAATGTGGTAAAAAGGGCTTCAAGGGCTTTACTGCTATAGATCCCGAGAAGATTAAGACAGTTGCAACCATCCGTGAATTTGCTGAGTCGCTGGGCTGGACTAATGCGAAAAAGAAGACAAAAGTGGTTCTGCTAGAAGAAGTGGCCAAGTTTTATTTAATGCCTTATAAGGCAGCTAAAGTAAAAAGTATGAGTCCGGCAGATGTATTTGGGAAAATTCGGGTTTTTGTTGAATCCCGTATCCCTATCCTCAAGAAGGCTTCCATCGTGCGAATTGAAAATCAGAAAAGTATTGCTCCACTCTTGCGGGATATTCAGATGCAAATTTATTCCTTGATGCGATACATTTTAGAGAAAGATGGTTGGACTGGTACCTTTGAGTTTGTCCATCCCGGTGCTAAGAATAAGGGCGACGCAATTTCTGCTGGTTCGGATAAATACAAGGAAAGGAAAGATGCGACACTTGGCCGGATA